TAAGAAAATGCTTCTTAACAATGGGGTTTGTCAGAGCCATAATAGAATCGTATTCAGCTTTCTTGTCGTCAATGCTCTTTCCGAGCTGCTGATTGACGAGCTTCATATTCTGCTTGGAAAGAAACTGCGCCGGCAGCTTGTCAGCCCAGTCGCTCCAGTCGCCTTCCTCGCGCGTCTTATTGATCAGACCGAGCTTCTGTTCTCCGGTACGGGGGTCTTCATAGTGATACTGCCCCCCGTGTTCTTTGAGCAGCGCTCCGAACGGATTGTCAGGATCGTCAGAGATCGGTTTGAGAACCTCAAGCTTCGATTTGTCTTTAGTCTTGTTTGTATTAAACCGAACGTCGACCCCGTCGGGGAGATCGTCGGCGTAAACCGCCATTCCTTTCAGATAATGAGTTCCGTCAACGAGAATTCTGACTTGAGCGTAGCGGCTCTCTCCGAGGGAAAGATCCGGCACTCCGCGCCGAAGCTCAATAACTCCGTCCTTATTGATTCCGCCGTCCTCGGCGTAGTTGATCATGAGACGCTTTGAATCGAGACTCGCCGGATACTCAAAAGCTTTTCCCATCTTTCCGGTCGATTCGTGATACATAATGTCGTCGATAAAATGGATGTCTTTATAGTTGTAGATTTCGCTGTGCTTCGTTCCCGGAGGACAGAGAACAAGGAGGTTCGTCTGCTGACCGGGGTTTGTCGCCTGCGGAAGACCTCCGCCGTAAACCTCGTAGCCCTTGGCTTTGAGAAGCTCAAGCGACTGGCGAAGCTTTTCGTGAGAGATGTTCAGGTATTTCTCGGTTCCGGTTCCTACGTCTATCATGCCCTTCTCATCGCACTGCTTCTGAAGAGCGTCCGCGACATCTGTAAGAACCGCCATTCTCGCTTTGGATTCGGGGTTAAGAAGTGAACGAATGGAAGAGTCGCTGGAATATCCCATAATCTTGGCTATCTCGTCGAGACTCTTTCCGTCGGCTCGAAGGCTCTCCGCCCTCTTGACTTCAAGGATTCGTCTCTGATTTTTGGCGATCAGCATCTGATCCTTAAGTCTCGTGACCGAGGGCTTGCCTGCGGCGTTTACGATGTCAAGCTCGTCGGCAATATCGGAAAGGCTCTTGCCCTCCTCCTGCATCTTTTCAACTCTTGACAGAAAATCCTCCGAATGCTGATAGGGGTTCTCGCCCGAGCCCCAGGGATATCTTCCGCTTCTTCTCGGCATTCCGTAATGCGCCAAAAATTCCTCATCAGAAAAGCTGAACATAGCAGCGTCCATTTCCATCATATCATCACCCCGTTCGTAATATCGTCGACAAGCTCAGATCTGTCGTGCATGCAGTCCATAATCTGCCGTATCTCTTCCGGCTCAGGTCTGTCAGTAAGAACCTCACAGTTCTGATAAATAGCAAGCTCGGTTATTATCTTTTCCGGATCCTTTTTATACTCGTGACAGAAGAGCGCGGCATAGACTTCGAGCTGATCCATATGTGCAGGATTGGTTCCGCTTTTGTAATCGTGAATCCTGAGGATCTTATCCCGCTCGCTGAACGATATGGCGTCCGCAGTTCCGAAACAATTGTCGGAATAATATAAAACGACTTCCGGATCCATCCGAAAGCCGTAGGCGTCATTAACGTAAGCCGCGAGATTGTCAAACATTATGTCAAAGTCGTACATGTTGAGAACGCTTCTCGGAATGCCTTTTTCAAGAAGCGTAAGCTGTACACTCTTCTTGTCATTGCGGTTCATCTTGAATTGGTGCTTGATGTAAGTCCTCGCAATGTCGTGAAGAATTGTGCCGATGGTCGTTGCGTAGCTCGCTTTGATGCGCGCGAGAAACTGCTCGTCATCGTCATTCAGCCATTGATACTTGCTGGCGCCTAAAAATGCGTGTTTACCTTCGAGCCTGAAATGATCGTTCCAGTTCATTTAATACCTCCTCTTTGTTTTCAGGCGATATGAATCTCGAGAAACTCATACCGTCCATTTTTTCTACGTAATAGGGCTGGTTCGGCTGCTTCGACGCTTTCGCATCTTTTTTACATTCGAGCGCTGCCCAGTTACGCCCGTCCAGAATGAGGAGGTCCGGAAATCCCTGGCGAAGCGAGTCAAATTTCGAAATAACGATGGCATTCGGAAAACGCTCTTCGATCTCTTTAACAAGCTTCGGCTGAAATTCCCTTTCCTGTTTAGTTTTTCCCATTGTCTCACCTTTCCTGTTCAAAACTAAAAGAGTCTTAAATATAAAACTCTTTTTCCTCATAAAAGGGTATGCAAATTTCGCGCGCCGAAAATCGGGCAAAATAAAAAGAGGGGGTATCATTTACGATACTCCCCTCCGGGTCTAAGGATTTATTTCAGATTATTCAAGATCGTTCTCTCTTAAAAAGTCGTCATTGATTCGTTGAAGCATTTCATAAACCTCCTGCGCTTCAACTCTTCTGCCGCATACCTGGCAAAACCAAAAACTTGTAAATACATCTTTGCCCTTTTTGTATGGCATGTAACCATCTTCTCTGCAAGTTACAGATACTCCGTCCTCATTGAACAATCCGGAATATCTTTCCATAAATCTTGGCGAAACGACCTGCGGCTCTCCGATTCCATCTGCGTCCAGTATGAACTGGAATCCGTAGTTTCCGTTTCGCGACCCATTGTTTTTCATAATCTTTACCTCCTATTTTTTGCTTACAGAATATCATATTTTCTGCAGCTTGTACAGAGATAAAGAGCTCTTTATTCTCCATTAAAGGAGAAGTACGTTTCGCGCAATATAAAAGGAAAAGGGCTTACTCGCCCTCATCCTCGTTCAGAACCTTGTCTACGAACTTATTGATCCTTCTTGTCGCAGAGACTGCTAAACCGCCTAAAATAGCCGCCTGAGTGATCACTACCGAATAAGCCGCTTGCAATGCTGCCAACGGAAACGAAAACGTGTCTAATTTCTCGGCTGCGTATTCGACCAAATCAACAAACCCTTTCAACATAATCAATACCTCCGTAAATATAATTTAGTTCCATAAAGTGCTATGCATTTTTCGCGGACAAAAGGAAAAGGGCTTACTCGCCCTCGTCCTTATTCAGAACCTTGTCTACGAACTTATTGATTCTTCTTGTTGCATAGACTGCTAAACCGCCGAACATAGCCGCCTGAGTGATCACTACCGAACCAACCGTGTGCAATACTGCCAACGGAAACGAATCAGTGTCCAATCCCTCGGCTACGTCTTCGACAAAACTAACAAACTTTTCAAACATAATCAATACCTCCAATTTTAATTTAGTTCCATAAAGCGAAATGCAAATTTCGCGGAAAATCTCAAAAATATCAAAATCACAAAAAACTCAGAAAAATTCTTTGTGGCCACATGCCCACTTTTTTCTTTAAACTATATATAAAAAATATTAATTTTTTCCGCAATAATTAATAAAATGGGTGGGCAAAGTGGGCAGAAGCCCGCAAACCCGCATAATTCCTAGGTTTTTCGTGGCCACTTTTGTTTTTAAAAGTGGGCAGAGGGTGGGCAAATGGCCACTTTTTTCGCGTTTGTGCCCACTTTTTGATCAAAATTTTTACTCAAAAACTCGCAAAAAATCAAAAAAGCCCACTTTTAAAGTGGGCAGAGACCAAAAGTGGCCACAAAAGTGGCCAGTAAAAAAGTACAATATATTGTGGTTGACCCCCAAAAATCTGCAACTCTCGACATATGCAAATTTCGCGCAAAACCGAAAAATCTCAACAAAATATCATTTTGCATCACCCTCCGAAGCCCGTATCCTAATCTAAAATAGAGCTTCTATTCTAAGATTAATCATCTGAGATAAAAAGAAGAGGACTTTTCAGCCCTCGTTCTCTTCCTTTTCTAAAAACTCATATGCTTTGAGACCCATTAATTCCATACAATCAAAGCACTTAAAAGTGTGATATTTGCCTTTCTCTTCCGCTTTTTCATCGCTTCTTAATCCAAATGCATTAAGCACACGATTTACATCGAGCATGTTGGAATGATAAGCTAATCCTATTTTTCCTGCAATTTTTGCTAAGTTCATAATGATTCCTCCAAATAAATAATCGTTTTCCATAATATACTATGCAATTCTCGCGCAAGACAAAAAGAAGAGGACTTTTCAGCCCTCGTTCTCTT